AAAGAGTCTAGATAAGTGGACAAGACAGAAGTGGAGAACTCCTTCTGGTAAAAAAAGTTCGGAGACCGGTGAAGTATATGCACCATCTCGTACAATATCTAAACTTAAAAGTACTAAAAAAGGTAGAGCTAAGCTTGCTGCCGCAAATAAAAAGAAAAGAGCTGCAACAAAAAAAGGTAAACAACACGCAAAACACGGATTGCATAAAGGTAAAAAAAGATAATGGGGAAATATATTACAAGATATGATGGGATTATTATCCCGTAAAAAAGTGGTTAAAGAAGTTGAACCAACAGATTTTATTCTATTAGGTAGAACACCTAATCCGGATGATAGCATGTTTGTTAATCCAAAAATGAATAATCAGCTTATAACTATTAAAGATTTAAAACTACATTTTGATGAAGGAGAAGTTTCAGGTAGTGGTACACTAAATACAATACCTCTTTGGACACCAGATGGGAATACATTAGGTGACTCTATAATAACTCAAGCAGCTTCAGGGCAAGGGGTAACTATATCTGGACAGTTAGATGTTAATGACCAATCAATTTTTAATGGCCAAGCTACATTTGAGGGGGAAGCAGAACTTCCAAAGCGCTGTATTAGATGAGACCAGTAACCCTGGAACAGCGGGTCAAATATTAAGTTCTACTGGAACTAATGTGCTATGGGTTAATTCTAGTAATATAGGTGGTTCCGGCACACTTGACACCATAGCAATGTTTACCCCAGATGGGCAAACAATTGGTGATAGTGATATAATCAAAACTGCAGCTAATACTTACCAAATAAACTCTATTTTAACAGTTCCTACAAGTATAACTACTACAAACTTCTATGTAAGCAATATATTTGCAGGAGACGCTGGTTCTGTATCTATGAGTGGTACTGTTATTATTGGAAATGATGTTAATGACGAATTAACTGTTAACTCTCTTTCTGAATTTAATAATAATGTTGTTTTTGACGTACCCGGGTTTGTAGAGTTTAGAGGGGCAGTTGCTGATAATACAGGTAGTATTGGAACAGCAGGTCAAATATTAATTTCAAACGGATCAGGAGTTGAATGGGTTGATGATACTTCATCCGGTATAACTCTACAAACAAATAATACATCAGGACCTGCAACATTGATAAGCGGTGTTTTAAATATACCTGATTATACAGGTACTCAAGGTCCACAAGGTGAGCAAGGAATACAAGGAGATACTGGTGAAGCCGGTGCTATAGGTCCAACAGGTCCGATAGGGCCAGCAGGTCCAACAGGTGCTACGGGAGACACTGGTCCTACAGGACCGGCAGGAGCCGTGGGGCCTGCAGGATTAAATTGGCAAGGTTCCTGGGTTTCAGGAGGTAATTATGTAGAAGATGATGCTGTTGCATATAATGGGGCATCGTATTTTTGTATATCTGATATTTCAGGAGGAACAACAGCACCAGATAGTGATACTACGCATTGGGCTCTTTTAGCGGCTCAAGGAGCAATTGGTGCAACAGGGTCAGCAGGGGCAACCGGACCAGCAGGACCAACTGGAGCGACTGGCCCAGCGGGACCAACTGGTGATACCGGACCAATTGGACCACAAGGAGCGGCAGGACCAACTGGTGCACAAGGTCCAATAGGGCCTCAAGGACCAGCAGGAGGTGTAAACTCAGTTACAGGAAGTGGTAATGTAGTTGTATCACCAACAACAGGTAATGTTATTGTTTCAGCTCCAGATGCAATTGTAAACACTTCTGATTCGTATATAGCAACACCTAAAGTAACAGATATTGTATCTTTAACACAAGCGGAGTATGATGGTTTAGTAAACGCTGGAACAATAGATTCTAACACACTATACATAATACTATAACATGGCAGATTTAAAACTAAATGGGGTTACGCCAGCTGTAGGTAAAATAAAAGTTGGTAATACAGATGTAGAGAAAATATATCAAGGTGAAACACTTGTTTGGCCTCTGTCAACACCCCCTTGCTATGAATTTACAAGTAAAGCTGAATTACAAACAGCAGTAAATTTATGGGTGGGTTATCCGGTTTACGCAGAAAGTGTTTACGGCCAAATAAACACGTGGTGTACTGGTAATATTACTGATATGTCAGAATTATTTATGGATAAAACTGACTTTAATGATGATATTTCAAACTGGGATGTGAGTAATGTTACTAACATGTATAAGATGTTTTGGGAGGCAGAATCTTTTAATCAAGATATAAGTTCTTGGGATGTAAGCAGTGTTACTAATATGGAATACATGTTTTTTAGAGCTTTTGCCTTTAATCAACCTCTTGACACCTGGGATGTTAGCAACGTTACTAATATGGCCAGAGTATTTCAGAATGCACGATCATTTAATCAAAATATTAATTCTTGGGATGTGACTAGTGCGATTGATATATCAGAAATGTTTTTTGGTTGTCGGGATTTTGATCAACCACTTAATAACTGGGATACAAGTAATATAAGTAAAATGATATTTGTGTTTAATTCAGCAAAGATTTTTAACCAAGATATTTCAAATTGGAATACAAGTAATGTGACTGATATGTGGGGTATGTTTGCTAATACGGATGAATTTAATCAAGATATTGGTGGTTGGGATGTAAGCAATGTTACAAGAATGGATATTATGTTTGCCGGTGCCGATGTTTTTAATCAAGATTTATCAAGTTGGTGTGTTACAAATATTACTTCGGAGCCAGCTAGTTTTAGTGTTAACTGCCCACTAACACAAGCAAATAAACCAGTTTGGGGTACTTGCCCACCATAAACTTAATAGAAAAATTGTTATTAAAGACGTTTAAAGATATATAATATGAGTACGATTTTACAAGACATGATGGGAATGCTTTCAAGAAAGAAAGTAAAAAAAGTTAAACAAGATGATTATTTTGTTATATCTAGATATGAAACATCCCAGGAAAGATTAAAACCAAATCCAAAAGTAGATACAGAATTAATATTAGCAAAAGATCTAGTGTCTTTTATAAATAATAATACTTCTCAACTAGTTAAGATAGAACCTTTTAAACTTTTAGCCGGTGCTGATAGATCTTCTACAATGCCCACTAATTATAATTTAATAGATATATCTTGGGATGGTCTTGGAAATGGAAATTATATTCTTAATATACCACCTGCTTCTTCATTAAAATATAGAAATATTAGAATTATTACAGATGGAAGCCTGGATAATGGAGCACAAGATAAAGTTTTTCTTACTGCAGCTCCAGGAGACACTATAGATGGTGGACTTGATTTTGAGATTTCTAAAAGATATGAAGGTGTATCTCTTTGGTCTGATGGAACAGAATGGATTGTTATACAAGCTAAAGCACATTAATAATGGCAACTAAGAAAAAAGATAGTAGATTAGCAAGAGCCGGAGTATCTGGTTATAATAAACCTAAACGTACACCAAATCATCCTAAAAAGTCACATATTGTTGTGGCTAAACAAGGGGACAAAATAAAGACTATACGTTTTGGTGAACAAGGTGCTAAAACTGCAGGTAAACCAAAAGCAGGCGAGTCAGCAAAAATGAAAAAGAAACGTGCAAGTTTTAAAGCAAGACATGCCAAAAATATTAAAAAAGGTAAAATGTCCGCAGCATACTGGGCTAATAGAGTAAAATGGTAGAAGTTTTAAAGCACATATTTGGTTTTTGTGGAGAACATTGGCATCCAAATATATGGACTGCAATAGGTTCTACACCTGTGATAGGAACAACTATTTATTATGTTAAATGTAAATGTGGTAGTTGGTTTCAAAAGCACAAAAGCAACTGTAAAAATAAATGATTATGACAGAATCTAATATTAAAAAATTAGGCTTTGAAAGAATAGATGTTACTCCAGAAGAGTCAGGTGACATTGCTTTTTATTACTATGGATATAAAATAGGTCATATTGATTTAATATCTAATAGCAACGATAATATACAAAATGATAAGTGGATTGTAGAAATTTTAGAAGGGGATATACAATTTCATGATATTAAAGAACTAAAAACGGTAATTCAAATTTTAGAGAGAAATAAAATAAGTTAAAATAATCCTCCTTTTATATCTATTCTTGCCATATCTGATTGATCTAATTTAGCCCACCATTCTTCGTTCATGTCTTTTAAATGCACACCTTCTTCTGTATCACCACAATAATTATTTATACATACATAAACTGTGCATGTTGATTCATCAATAAATGAGTTAACAGATTTAAGATATTTCATTTTAATATTTATTGGTTAAATATATAAAAATACTTTTAAAGTTTAAACTATTTTTATATATTTGTTATTAAGTTAAATTTTAAAATCAACAAAATGGCAAAATTAAAAAAAGTAAACTCTGATTTACAAGACACAGATCCTCAGCTTTCAGAAGAACAACTTAAAGAACGCAGAGAAGAAATTACAAAATTTTACAAAGATAATATTCCACATTTAACTATTCAAGCTGAATATGAAGAGTTGCTTGCTACTATAGATAAGGCTAGAGCTGAGAGATTACAAGCACAAATTTTTATGGCTCAAGCTACAGCTCAACAAAATGCAAGTGAAGGACCTTCTGATGAAGAAAAAGAGTTTAAACAAGCTATGGAAAAAGCTGCTGCAAAAGTAGAGTAAGATGAAAGTAATTAAAAAAGGAGACAAAGGTTTAGATGTAAAGACTTTACAACAAAAACTTAAAATTACACCTGATGGTGATTTTGGACCTAATACTGAAAAACATGTAATTAGATTTCAGTTGATGCATGGTATTGTTGCAGATGGAGTAGTTGGTTCAGATACTTGGTCATTAATTTTAACTTTAAATGATTGTAGTACTATTGAAATTGATGAAGATAATGATACATCAAAACAATACTTTAAAACTCCTTGGAATCAATTAATTCATAAATATTATTTACCAAAGGGTGAGTATATAGAAGGCCCTATAAAAAATGATTATATATTTTTACACCATACTGCAGGAAACTCTAATCCATATGCATGTATTGATTATTGGGGTAGAGATAACAGAGGTAGAGTAGCAACAGAATTTGTTTTAGGAGGCATTAACCATAGAAATGGTGATGATGAATATGATGGGGTAATGGTTCAAGCATTTCCAACAGGTGCACAAGGTTGGCATTTAGGGAAAACAGGATCAGGACACATGAACAGACATTCTGTAGGAATTGAATTATGTAATATGGGTCATCTTGATTCTGAGTATAAAACATATGTAGGATCATCTTGCTTACAATCACAAGTTATGGGACTACCAGAAGTATTTAAAGGTAAATTATTTTGGCATGCTTACTCAGAAAAACAAATTAAAGAAACTGAGAAGTGGATAAGATGGGTTGGGGAAAGAGATGGTATAGATATAAGAATAGGTTTAAAACAATTTATCAAAAAGTATGGTCCATCAAAAGGCTTTGATTTTCAAGAAGAAGCTTATTATGGAAAAGTAAAAGGTTTATTAGTACACGGTAATGTTCGTACTGGTAAATCAGATTGCTACCCTCATCCAGACTTTGTTGATATGATAATGAGTTTATAATGGCACTAGTAAAAAAAGTAAATTTAAAGTTAAAAGTAGATATAGATACTTCAATAAAGTATCAGATTCTTACATATTGTTTTTTTAATAATATTTTGTTAAGTAACTCTCATTTAAAGTTTTTATGTGAATTAGCTAAGAATGATAATGTTGAATTAACAAAGTTTTGTATTGATTTGGTAAAACAAGATGTTTTTAAAAGTCCTCAATCTGCTAGAAATGCAATTACAAAAGCAGAAAAAAAAGGACTTCTTAGTAAAAAAGGAACTAATAAAAAAACAATATCTATTAATCCAAATATAAATGTTCAAAAAGAAGGTTTAGTATTATTAGATTATAAAGTTTTAGGTAATGCATCCGAGATCACACAAGGAGTTTAGTAAAGAAATAGCAGAACAAGTTGGGGTGCATCCTCAAGTGGTTGATGACTTTATAACATTTTATTATGGTAAGCTAAGAAAAAAACTTTCTAATTTATCTTTTCCAAGGATATATGTGGAAGGTTTAGGTACTTTTGAAATAAGAAAAAATAAACTAGAAAAAGCAATTTTAAAGAATAAGAGTTTACTTGGTAATATTGCTAAAAGAACATATAACGGATATGCTAAAAGTGAGAATGTAACAAAAGACATATTACAAATGGAAAAGGCATTAGAGCAGATAAAAGAAGATTTAATAAATAAAAAAGAATTTAGAAATGGCAAATAAGTGGAAAAAGTATGTTGACGCATTTAAAAATATTGATAAAATAGCTGAGGGTATTAAAAACAATATTTTTAAAAAAGAACATATAGAAGCGGTTGCTACTGATAGATTTCAAATATGTGTCAGATGTTCATTGTTTGATGCAAAAGGTGATGATTGTGTAGCACCGGGATCTCAACCGTGCTGTTCTGATTGTGGTTGCAGTCTTGCATTTAAAGTCAGATCATTATCATCTGAATGCCCAAAAGGATATTGGGATGCTCTAGTAACAGAAGAGCAGGAAAATGTAATAAATAAACAAATAAATTTATAGTTATGGATAAAACAGCAAGAGATTTAGTTTTAGAATTATTTAAAGAGGATCATATAACTAAAGAGGAAACAGATTTGCTCTTAGATGCGATTAATCAAAAAGGAGGTACTAATTTTATACCTGTACCTTATAGAGAAATAAATCCAACACCAGACTGGACATATGATCCTTACAGACCGGGACAAACTTGGTATACAACTACTTCAGAAAATTTAGAAAAAACCAAAACAGAAGAATAATGGCAATTATATTTAAAGAAGAAGGACATGTTTATGAAAGCATTGATCAGGATGAAATTAATTGGACAAGCGTTACATCTTTAGTTGGTAAATTTAAACCAAAGTTTGATAGAGAAGGACAAGCCAAAAAATCATCTAAAAATAAAAGATCTAAATGGTATGGCATGACACCAAAAGAGATACTTGCTGCATGGGATAGTGAAACAGAAAGAGCTATAAAACTTGGTAATTTTTATCATGATCAACGTGAAGCTGATATATGTGATTTAAATACATTGTCAAGATATGGTGTTGAGTTGCCTGTTGTAAGACCATTGAATGATGATGAAACAGGTGTAAAAGTTGCACCAGTTCAAAAACTAGAAGAAGGTATATATCCAGAACATTTAGTTTATTTAAAATCTCTTGGTGTTTGCGGACAAGCAGATTTAGTTGAGATTGTAAATGGATATATAAATATAACAGATTATAAAACTAATAAAGAAATAAAAGAAAAAGGGTTTACAAATTGGGAAGGTATAACTAAAAAAATGTATAAACCAATTAGTCACCTTGATGATTGTAATCTTAATCATTATAACTTACAACTGAGTATTTATGCGTATATTATTAAAAAGCACAATCCAAAACTTAAAATAGGTAAGCTTGTAATTCAACATGTTAAATTTAAACAAGTTGGAGAAGATAAGAATGGTTATCCAATCAATGAACACATAAATGGAGAACCTGTAATTAAAGAAGTTAAAATTTATGAATTACCATATTTAAAAGATGAAGTAATATCTATTATGATGTGGTTAAAAGATAACCAATAATTATGAAAGAGTTTATAACAACAGTAGCGGTTCAATCTAAACATTCTAAAGTACCAACAGACTTTAGGTTTGAAAAAACAAAAGTTATGATTGATTTAGGCAAAGTAATATTTTTTAGAGAATACTATCATTCGGGAACAGAAAAGTTTATGGATAGCCACGTAGAAGTAGTTGTACATGGTCAACAAATTCCATTATACTTAGAAATAAGTTATAAAGATTTTAAAAAAGAAATGGAAAATCATTTTAATCCTAATGCATTATGATAGTAAAATTATTTGATATACAAAACAACAGTTTAATTTTAACAGAGCATTGTTATGCTTTACCCTTTTTAAAAAAGGTAATGGATGAATATCCGGATACACACTTAGATGTATACAAATATATTTTTTATATGAGTTGTCCAAATCCTGATTTAAATCCTTTTTTTAATTTACCAGAAAATGAAAAAGAAGATATTATAATTGAAGAAATAGGTTTAGAAGAATCTGTTGAGGACGGTACAATTAGATATGCATTAGACATGTGTAAAAAGCTTTATGAAACACCAACTTATAGAGCATATGTGGGTATAAAATCTATGTTGGATAGATTAGCAAAATATATGGAAGTTACAGCAATTGAACATGGAAGAGATGGTAATATAAATTCTATGGTTAATGCTGCTGCTAAATTTGAATCAATTAGACAATCATATAAGGGTGCATTTAGTGATATGAAGCAAGAACAAGAAAGTTCTGTGCGTGGAGGTGCAGGTCTTGCATATGATCAAATGTAATGTGTAAGCCAATTATCCAGTGTAGTAGATGTAAAGAAACATTTTGTAATGGTTATGATTACAGATGGCACTTTGATAAACATTTAGATGAGTGGTGGGAATCAGAAAATAAAAATGAATACATAAAAAAAACAACATTAAATTATGAAACAAATTATCATACCAGTAGGTAAAAGATTATTAATTAAAAGACATAAAGCTGAAACCAAAACAGCAAGTGGTATTATTATCCCAGAAATTGCACAAAAGAAAGAGTTTAAAGGAGCTGTTGTTGGGGTTGGTGCAGAAGTTAAAGAAATAAACATAGGTGATGTTGTACAATATGCTGAACATGCAATGCCTACACCAATGCAACATGAAGGTGAAGAACACTTATTACTTCAAGCAGGAGATGTGTTTGCAATTTTGAGATATGAGTAGAGTTATACCTACATATGAAAATAATAAATGGACAGAAACTACATTTGATACTGATCTAGAATTTAGAGAATATCTTGAGAGTATTTTTAGTGAGCCTGGTGAATATGGTTTTGATCATATGTCTTGGGGATTTAATGATCAAGCATCAAAGTTTAATAAAGAAGGTTATTATTGCAACTCACCGTTTAGATCAAAAGATTATATAGCTTATTGGAATGATCAAAAAAATAAATGTAAAAACGGTGTAATATATAAAAGTAAAGGTAAAGAGTGGTATTTAACCAGAGACTATTATATGTGGTTAAATTTTCTTCCTATTTTTGATAAAGAAGAAAAAAAATATGGATTTGCAAAAGTACGTGATGCACAATATCATATGGCTTTATATGAACTTCTTGCAGAGTTGAGCAATCAACATTCAGCTATACTAAAGAAACGACAAATTGCATCATCTTATTTTCATATGGCAAAAATCATAAATCAGTATTGGTTTGAAGAAGGTTCCATATGTAAGATTGGTGCATCATTAAAAGACTACATTAATGACAAGGGATCTTGGAAATTTTTAGAAGAATACAAAACATTTTTAAATGAGCATACAGCTTGGTACAGACCCAGTAATCCTGAAAAGGTTTTATTATGGCAACAACAAATTGAAGTAAAAGTTGGCAATAGAAAAACATCAAGGGGTTTGAAATCAAAGATACAAGGTGCATCTTTTGAAAAAAACGCAACAACAGGTGTAGGTGGTCCTTGTACTTATTTTTTCCATGAAGAAGCAGGTATTGCACCAAAAATGATGGAGACTTATGAGTATTTGCGTCCAGCAATGTCATCTGGTATGGTTACTACTGGAATGTTTATAGCTGCAGGATCTGTTGGTGATCTTGAACAATGTAATCCTTTGAAGGATATGATTATGAATCCTAGCGCTAATGATATTTACGCTGTGGAAACTAATCTAATGGATGCTGATGGAACAATTGGTATGGCAGGACTATTTATACCAGAACAGTGGTCTATGCCACCTTATATTGACAAATACGGTAATTCTCAAGTAGAAGAAGCAATTGAAGCAATAAATGCTGAAAGAGAAAGGTGGAAGAATGATTTATCACCTGAACAATATCAGTTAAGAATATCACAAAAACCAAAAAATATTGCTGAGGCATTTGCATACAGAAAAGCTTCTATATTTCCACAGGGTATACTTTCTAAACAACTTAAAAAGATTGAAGAAAAAGAATATCCATATGAGTTAATTGAACTTGAAAGAGAACAAGAGGGAATTATTGCTAAAAGAACTAATAAATTACCAATTTCACAATTTCCAGTTGACAAAAAAGCTAATGATAAAACAGGTTCAGTTGTTGTTTGGGAAAGACCTGCTTCAAAGCGTCCTGATTTTGGATCTTACTATGCATCAATTGACCCTGTATCAGAAGGTAAAACAACAACTTCTGATTCATTGTGTAGCATATTTGTATATAAAAATGCAGTGGAAGTAACAAGAGAAACGCAGGGTGGTGGAGTTGAACAATTTATAGAAAAAGATAAAATAGTTGCTGCTTGGTGTGGTAGATTTGATGATATTAATAAAACTCACGAAAGACTGGAATTAATTATTGAATGGTATAATGCATGGACAATTGTTGAAAATAACATATCTTTATTTATTCAACACATGATTGCAAGAAAAAAACAAAAGTATTTAGTTCCTAAACAACAAATATTATTTTTAAAAGATCTCGGATCAAATAGAACTGTATATCAAGAGTATGGTTGGAAGAACACAGGAACTCTATTTAAAAGCCATTTAATTTCATATGCAATTGAATACATTAGAGAGGTGATTGATGAGGATTTAGATGATGAAGGATCAGTAATGAAACAAACTCTTGGTGTTGAAAGAATACCAGATAAAATGTTAATTAAAGAAATGCTTGCATATTATCCCGGTCTTAACGTAGATAGACTTGTGGCATTTGGTGCATTAGTTGCATTTGTTAAAATACAACAATCTAATAGAGGTTATGCTAAAAGACGTGAATCAGATAGTGATTCTTTGGTAAATTCAGAAAAAATAAGTAAATTAAAGTATACCAGTGCGTTTAAAAATTTAGGACGTAATAGATCTGGTATGGGACCAAAAATTAGAAGATCTGGTTTTAAAAATATTAAATAGCCAAAATTTGTTTACATGAGAGTATTAAATGCAATGCAATTAAAGAATGGTGCAAAAGCTGAAGGAGGACCTACTTTTTCAAGCTTAACTCAACCAACTCAGTTTTTACCTTACTCCAAAAAAACAGATGATTGGGCAGCCTGGAATTTAGATTGGCTGGAGTTACAAGGTATTGAATTTCTGCGTACAAATGCTAGAAGATTATTAAAAAACTACAAGCTAGCAAAAGGTATTATTGATAAATCTGATTATGTAGTTGAACCAGATAATGATTACAAGGAGTTGATGGATGTTTTGACAGAAGAAAACAATTCTGCATTAGAACTTAAATTTTATCCAATCATTCCTAATGTTGTAAATGTTCTTACAGGTGAATTCGCAAAGAGATATTCTAAAGTACAATTTAGAGCTGTAGATGATACTTCTTACAATGAAATGTTAGAAGAAAAAAGGATGCAAATTGAAGAGTCTTTGATTGCTGATGCAGAAAGAAATCTTGTAATGAAAATGATAGATATGGGATTAGACCCAGGATCTGAGGAAGCTAAACAACAACTTAATCCTGAAAATTTAAAAACACTTCCTGAAATAGAAGACTTCTTTAGTAAAAACTATAGAAGCATGGTTGAAGAATGGGCATCTCATCAGCTTGCTGTAGATGAAGAAAGATTTCATATGCAAGAGTTAGAAGAAAGAGCATTTAGAGATATGCTTATTTCAGATAGAGAGTTTTGGCATTTTAGAATGTTAGAAGATGATTATGACGTAGAGTTATGGAATCCTGTTTTAACATTTTATCAAAAGTCCCCGGATCAAAGATATATATCTGATTCTAATTATGTTGGTAAGATTGACCTCATGACTGTTGCTGATGTAATAGATAAATATGGTTATTTAATGGATGAGAAACAACTCAAATCATTAGATAAAATTTATCCGGCAAGATCTGCACAATATCAAGTTAATGGTTATCAAAATGACGGTTCTTACTATGATGCAACAAGATCACATGAGTGGAATACAAACATGCCTGGATTACCTTATAGACAATACACTAGTAATTATTGGGATAATCCAGCAGTTGGTGGTGATATTGTTTCACAAATTTTAGAAAATTCAGAAGACATGAAACCTTTAGATGAAGGTAGTTTAATGAGAGTTTCTACAATATATTGGAAAACACAAAGAAGAATAGGTCATTTAACTAAAATAGAATATGATGGTGCTGTTGTTCAAGAAATAATAGATGAAACATATAAGATTACAGAAAAGGCTGTATATGATACTTCTATTTTTAAAAATAAAACTAAAGAAACATTATTACAAGGTGAGCACATAGATTGGATTTGGATTAATGAAGTATGGGGAGGAGTTAAGATAGGACCAAATTTACCAGCAATGTGGAGATCTACTATGTCTGATAATGTAAATCCTATTTATATTGGTATTAACAGAACAAAAGCAGGAAGAATACCATTTCAATTTAAAGGAAATAATACACTTTATGGTTGTAAACTTCCTGTAGAAGGTAGAGTTTTTTCTGATAGAAATACTAGATCTACTTCACTTGTAGATTTAATGAAAGCATATCAAGTCGGTTATAACATGGTAAATAACCAAATTGCAGATATTCTTATAGATGAATTAGGAACTGTAATTATGTTTGATCAAAATGCTTTACCTCGTCACTCTATGGGAGAAGACTGGGGAAAAAACAATTATGCTAAAGCTTGGGTAGCAATGAAAGACTTTCAGATGCTCCCTCTTGATACATCTATTACAAATACAGAAAATGCAACCAACTTCAATCATTACCAGACTCTAAATATGGAGCAAACTAATAGATTGATGTCAAGAGTAAATTTAGCTAATTACTTTAAACAGCAGTGTTTTGAAGCAATAGGTGTTAATCCACAAAGACTGGGTGGTCCTGTTTCTCAACAAACAGCAACAGGTGTAGTTCAAGCAATGCAGCAATCATATGCACAAACTGAAATGTATTTTGTGCAACACTCTGATCAGTTGATGCCTAGAGTACATCAAATGAGAACTGATTTAGCACAATATTATTATAGTACAAATCCTAGTATAAGATTAAGTTATATTTCTTCTGAGGCAGAAAAAGTTAATTTTATGATTAATGGAACTGATTTGTTACTAAGAGACTTTAATATTTTTGCTACAACTAAAACAAATCACAGAGCTATATTGGAAAATCTTAAACAAATGGCTCTTACAAATAACACTACAGGTGCAAGTATTTATGAATTGGGTAATATTGTAAAAGCAGATTCTATAGCAGAAGTACAAGATATACTTAAAGATTCTCAAACTAGACTTGAAAAAGAAAGACAGCAGGAAATGCAACAGCAGCAAGAAATGCAAAAAGCACAGATTGAAGCTAAACAGCAAGAAGAACAAATGAAACTTCAAGTTGAAATGCAAGAAAATGAAAAAGACAGACAAAATAATGTTTTGTTGGCTGAAATTAGATCTGCTGGTTATGGATCAATGGTAGATATAAACCAAAATCAACAGTCTGATTATCAAGATGCTATGGCAGATATAAGAGAGTCTCAAAGATATCAAGATCAACTATCTTTAAAAAGAGAAGAAAACATTAGTAAATCTACTATGGAAAACAATAGATTATCTGTTGAAAGAGAAAAAATTGCCGCACAAAAAAGCATTGCACAAACTAAATTGGATATAGCTAGAGAAAACAAAAATAAGTATGATGTCCAAAGTTCAACTAAAAATAAAGATAAAAAATAAGTGTTAGCTATATACTGCTAAAAATTTTATTTTTTTTAAAATATTATAAGTTTATTCTTAAAGTTTATTCTTATATTATATATGTATAGATAGTATTAATATTAAAACCAACAAATATTATGAGCACAAAAACTGAAACTGTGGATAGTAACGTAGAAACATTAGATATTAATTTAGATGAAATTTTTGATGCGGCACCAAATGCCGGAGATGTTACTTTACCCCAAGAAAAGGGAAACAAAAATATTTTTTCTGGTACAGGTGAAAAAGCAGATATGTCATTTGCTGATCCTGACAATGATGATAAAGATGATTTGAATTCTAAAGTAGAAGAAAAAAAGGAAGAAGTTTCTGAAGAAGAAAAACCAGAAGAAATAAAAGCATCTGAAAAAAACGAAGAAGTAAACATTGATGATGTTATTGGTTCATTAGATGATGAAGAAGGAGAAGATAAAAAAGAAGAAACAAGAGGAAGAAAAAAGATTTCTGGAATAAGTGATGTATTTCAAAAACTTATTAAAGATGATAAAATAGTTCCTTTTGATGATGATAAACCATTTGAAGAATATTCAGCAAAAGATTGGCAAGAGTTAATTGAAGCTAATTTAGAGGAAAGAGCAAATCAAGTTAGAAGAGAAACTCCAAAACAATTTTTTGAGAGTTTACCTAAAGAGTTGCAAGTTGCTGCAAGATATGTTGCAGATGGTGGTCAAGATATGAAAGGTTTATTTTCAACATTAGCTCAAGTTGAAGAACAAAAGAGTCTTGATGTTAAAAATGAATCTGACCAAGAAAGAATTATTACTGAATATCTGTCAGCAACAGGATATGGTACTGCTGAAGAAATCGGTGAGGAAATAGAGATATGGAAAGACTTAGGAAAATTAGAACAACAAGCTAATAAGTTTAAACCTAAGTTAGATAAGATGCAAGAAAAAATTGTTCAAAGAAAGCTTGAAGAACAACAGCTTAAGAAAAAACAGCAAGAACAAGCATCTCAACAATATATGAAAAATGTATATGAGACCTTAAAAGAAGGTTCATTGGGTGAATTAAAAATAGATAAAAAAACACAAGCTATGTTATATAATGGTTTAGTACAACCAGCATATCCATCTGTAAGTGGGAAGAATACAAATCTATTGGGTCACTTATTAGAAAAATATCAATTTGTTGAACCAAACTACAGTTTGATTTCTGAAGCTTTATGGTTATTGCAAGACCCGGACGGATATAAATCAAAAATCATGAAGCAAGGAGCTCAAAAATCTGTAGAGCAAACGGTAAGAAAGCTTAAAACTGAACAAGCTAATGCTGGTGGAACTTCATCTTTAGGTGTTAAAGATACTGAACCAGTTGCAGAGAGAACAGCTAAAAGAAAAATACCAAGAGCTAACAACATATTTAAACGAATTTAATTAAGTAATTAAATAAATAGAGTAACAATTAACATTAATATTAACAATTAAAACAATCAAATTATGGCAACTCCAGTTTTAAATAATGGGATTTTCCTACGTGATACAAGCTATAAAGCAAGTTCACATGTTGATTCGTATCACCTTACCCAGATGCTTGGTTCTTCCGAGCCTATGGATATGGGACCAATTGATCTTTGGGCAATGACCCAAAAGGTAGAAATGCCTTTGTATCAAATGGCTTCTTTTGGTGGAAAGAATACTATCATGGTGGATAACGCTAGAGGTGAGTACAAGTGGCAAACTCCTATTGCACAAGATCTTCCTTACGTAGTAGCGGATATTGAACCAGGTAACGCAAACAAAGGTGTAGATGGTACAACGTTTAAGATCAAAATTAACAAAAGAACTTTTGGACATGGTGACATTATTACTTATGATAAGTATAATGGATTAGAACTTTACATCACTGCGGATGATATTATCCCAGCAGGTGACGGTTTTGTATACACTGTACAATTAGTTAACAACAACAATGCGGCTATCTTGGATAACAAGTATTTAGCTAAAGGTACTAAATTCTTCAGAAAAGGTTCTGCAAGAGGTGAGTATGGAGAAAGATTCTCTGACATTGAAACAGGTTCTGGTTTCCGTGAATTCTACAACTTTGTAGGAGGAGCAGAAGCACACGTACACTATTCAATTTCTTCAAGAGCAGATTTAATGATCAAAGGTGGATTAAACGCTGATGGTACTGTACCTGTTACTGAAATCTGGAGAAACTTTGATAATGATCCAAACAATCCATCAGTACCAAGTATTGAAGGTTTAGTAGCAACTATGGGTAAAGCGGGTGCAAGAGAAGCATTTGAGAATGGAACTCTTACACGTACTTTCATTACAAATATGGAAGCAGCTCACTTATCTAAAATTGCAACGGATATTGAAACTTACCTAATGTGGGGTAAAGGTGGTAGAATTAAACAAGACGGACCAGATGATATTAGATTATCTGTAGGTTTATGGGCACAGTTAGACAACTCTTTCAAAAGAGTATATAACAAGTCTTCATTTACTCTTGACATGTTTAAGTCTGAGCTTTACAACTTCTATCAAGGTAAAGTTGAGTTTAAAGGGCCAGACCCACAAAGATCACTTGTTGTACAAACAGGTATTGGTGGTATGCAACTAATCAACAAAGCAATTGCTGATGAAGTGTATGGTTCTGGTTTAGTTCAAAATGCATCTGATATAGGAGCTGTTAAAGGTTCTGGTATGGATTTAGATTATGGTTTTGCTTACACAAGCTTTACTATTCCTTTCTTAGCTAACGTTAAGTTTGTATTGAATCCAGCATTTGATAACTTAAATACAAATGACATTGAGAATCCATTAATTGATGGTAGACCTCTAAGTTCATTTAGCTTTATTATCTTTGATGTAACTGATGAAGGAAATGACAACATTCACTTGTTGAAACTTTCTTGGGATAATCAACTTAAGTGGTTCTACCAAAATGGTACTATGGACTACATGGGAAGAACTCAAGGGTTTGCATCTACTGGTCAGTTTAATGGATATAGAGTTTATATGACTCAGACCATGCCAGCTATATGGGTTAAAGATCCAACCAAAGTTCTAAAAATTGTAATGAGAAACCCTGTAACAGGAGGATCATTCTAAGAACTATAATTAAAGGGGAGGTGGTTTATGCCTCCTCCCTTTTTATTTTTAACCTATAAATAGATTATCATGGCACTAGACATTAAAAAAGGTAACAAGACATATGAGTTTTCAAACTCAAGTGTAGATAAAATACTTTCTTCAAAAGCATTTGGATTGCTTGTTCTCCCTAGAGATCATGCTGATGATGCTGCGGCTAAAGCTGCAGGACTTGCTAAAGGTGATATATATCACAATGCGGGTGTTTTGATGGTAGTAGTTTAATACATAGTCAAAAACTTTAGCAAGTGTAAAAACTTGCTTTAGAAATATTAGTAATAATAGATTGTGCATTACGGTGCATTATTTGACTAGAGTAATAATTATTAATTTTTAAAAACCAAAAAATGGAAGATTACACAATTGTTGAAAAGTATCAACAAGCAAAAAAGAGTAGCACTATTGCTATAAGACCATACTTTAATCCAAATAAAGAAAACATGGGGTTAGAGACCTATGGTTTATCATTACATGACGGAGTGTTTCATCAAGAGTCTTTAGCATGTCTTGAAATGAATGGAGTTAAAAGATATGTTACTGGTTTAAATGAATTTGCGCCAGAAGTAAAAATGCTTGCTCCAAAAGAAAAAAAGGCTAAAATAAAAGAAATAAGAAAAGTAGTTGCAGAACTAGAAGCAGAATTAGCAGCAAATGTAGTTGATCCAGAAAGCCCAACATTTTGGAATGACTTACAAATTATGCGTCCTGACAACTCTAAATTTTGGGATAAAATTTCAATTAAGTGTGGTAATGATCCTGTATTTTTAGATCCTGAATTAGATCCTTATGACAAAATAAAAATTTATGCAATAAAAGCAGGAGGGTTTTCTATAATAGCTAAATCTTTAAAAGAAGCAAAGTCAAGCCCAAAAGGTGTAAAATTTTATTTGGATACACTAGAAGAAAGTTTGACAACAAGAACTGAACTAACTAAAATTAGAAATAAAGCTCTTGTAGAATTGCAAAAGATGTTTGATGAAAATACTACAAAATTAATGTATGTAGCTAAAGTAGCTGATGTAGATAGTGTACAGTATACAAAGAATACCCCTAATGATATTATGTATGAAAATATGGATACATATATTAATGGTCATGGTGCTGAATCAAACAAAAAAAGAGCAGCCTCTCAATTTTTAGAAGTTTCAAAATTAGGAATGGAAGAATTAAAAATTAGAGCATTAATTAAAGATGGTCTTTATTATAGATTTATTACTACAAAAGCTGGTGGTTGGATTGAACCAATTGACAGTGGTGTAAGAATGGGTAAAAGACCTTCTGAAGTATTAGAGTTTTTACAAAAACCTGATAATGAAGAACAGCTTCTTTCTTTGATGGATAAAGTTGAACCATATTGGAATTCATAAATATAATTAATAATGGAAAATAGTACACTCTTACTTAAGCTTAAACAAAGGCTAAATAAACTTGATAGTCAAGATTATGATAATATTGAATGTTGGCAATTTGTTGAGGCTTTTAATAAAGCTCAATTAGAGTGGTGCAGAAGAAATTTGCATGGTGGAAATATGTATAAGGAGGGAGATGAACTATCTAAAAAAAGAATAGATGATCTCCAACCTTTACTTATTGAACATTCATTAACAGGAACTATTACAGATAATTATTTTGAGACAAATAATTTTCCTGAAGAAGAATATCTTGAATTTAAAAAAGTTACTACAAAAGCAAAAGATGATTGTTGCAATCCAAGATCAATGACGGTTTATTTAGCTGAAGAAGCTAATGTAGAATTAATAATGCGTGATCCATTAAAAAATCCAAGTTTTGAATGGGGTGAAACATTTTGTACTATGATAAATAATACTATAAGAATTTATAGAAAAGATTTTGATATAGTAACTCCAGTTTTAACTTATTATAGAAAGCCTGTATATATACAAATTACAGATTGTGTAGATCCATATACGGGTAATATTAGTACAGTTGATGTTGATTGTGAATTCAAAGATGATTTAGTTGAGGTTATTTTAGATGATACAGCAGCTTTAATTGCTGGAGACATAGAAAATTTATATCAACAACAAAGAGGAATGCAATCAGCAGAAAGAAATAATTAATTATGGATTATTCTAGAACTTTAAAGAAAAAGTCTACTGATGCAAAGCTTAAAAGAAAAGCAACATTAGAAAGCACTCAAACTAGATCTCCTGAAATGCAAAAGGTGGATGCTATGACTGCATCACTTGTTCAAGAATTAATGAATGCATCAACTAGTTTTCATAAACTACATCTTCAGGTTAGAGGTGAAGGTTCTTATGCACAGCATAAAGCATTAAATGAGATTTACGATGCTTTACCAGATTTAGCAGATGATATTTCAGAAGGTTATCAAGGAGCTTGTGAAGTAATATTAGCTTATGAATCAGAGGGTCCAGCAATACTAAGCTCTGTTGATGATGCGATAGAATATATGAGGCAAATGAAAATGCAAGTAGATGAGTTGCAGGCTGTGATGCCACACTCAGAAGTTGTTAATAATTTAGATCTAGTAAAAGATGCAATAAACTCTGCAAAATACAAGTTATTATTTTTGAGTTAATTTGTTTTTACAGATAAAAATTGTATATTATTATTGTAACACGTTGTTACACCAGAGTAAACTGTTTCAAATCAAATTATTTATTAACTAGCAGGGGTAATGGTCCTTGCATAAATTTTATTTATTATGGCTTATTTTAATCACGCGTTTGAAAAAACGTTTATTGCAGACAGCACATTATTAAATGCTGGTACTGCTACAAGTGCACTAACTGCTGGTCAGTTGGCTTTAGTTGATGGAGCAGATTGGGAATCAGTAGCCCTTCCAGGTGGAGCAGGTGTACCTGCACTTACAACTGGAGAGCTTGCTTACCTAGTTCAAGGTTCTTTCTATTCTAAAGACACTATTGGAAACAATCCTGGACACGGTGGTTACAAAGAATCTGTAAAATCTAAAGGTCTTAACCCTAGATATATTACAAGACTATGGAAAACAAACTGTCTTACTGCAAGTCAATCAACAGCTAGTCTTTCGCTAGCATCTGATTGTGCACCTTGCGGAAAAACACAATTTATGAGAATTGATGTGAAAGGTTCACCTGCACTTAGATTCTTAAATCACAATGCTTATTCTATTGGAGATTCAGCAAATGTATGCTGCATTGAAGGTCAAGAATTTATTGACCCTGCTGTAGTTGCTGCTACAATGTCTAAAATGGTATTAGCTAATCCGCTAATTAAACCTTTTGTTGCAGAAGCTGATCTTGATGCTGTTAAAACTTCAACTCTTTCTGCTGCAGGTACAGGTTATGCTGTAGCTGATGCTGTTGCAACTACTGGAGGTTCTGGTAGTGGATTTGCAGTTAACGTTCTTACATTAGGAGCTAGTGATGCAATTGGTACTTATTCTGTATCTGCTGCTGGATCTGGTTATACTGCAGGAGATGTTCTTACTGTAGATGCAGGTAACGGAGATGCTGAAATTCTTGTTGACACTGTTTCTGAAGGTGGTGTAATTATTTCAGTAACTACTGGAACTCAAGTTGTACAAGAAGTATATACTATTGAACAAACATTGGGTGAAGCTGCTTCTGGAAACTATACTCCCTCAACTGATCCAAACGGTACTTCTAAAGTAAGTGCTAAAGTAAGTTATGTTGGAGCATATGTTGATACCGTATTTGGTAACTGTTCATTTGATACTAGAGATCATTTTAATGCAGAGCCTGTTGAAATCATTGTATCTTTACTTGATGAAACTGGTAACCCATGTAATGATTGTGGTGTTGCAACAAACACTCCAGGTTCAATGCAACAAACTCAAGGTGAGCAAGTAATTAGAGATTTAATTATTTCTGAAAGATATCGCCAAAGTCCTTTTAGTCAAGGAGCTAAAGATAGTTCAAGAATAAGAGAGATTGAAATGTCTTCTGAAATTCTTGCTGCTGTTGATAGATCAGCTACTTATAGAGCTTATTATGTACAACATTCTGTACCTAGATTCAACAACCCAACAGGTGTTTTTGATAATGATCAGTATGTTTATAAGATCTATGTAAAATGTTCTGATACTGCTGCTCAAGGTCAACTTGATGATCTATTTGAAGGTCTTCAAGCATGGGCTGGTGACAATGGTAATAAAATTGCTATTGAAGATAACGCAGTTTGGTAGTACTTACAAACTTTATTTAAAAAGGGCAGGGGTTAATCTCCTGCCTTTTTTATTTCATATTGTCTAGTTTTTTTTGTATATTATTTATATACTATTTATAAATTAAACTGAGATGGCAGATAGACATATATTAAGCTTAGAAATACCAACAGTATCAAATTGTAATTTATTATGTATAAAAGATACAAGTCAGTATTCTAAAGACTTAGCTGTTGACTGTGAAGAATTACTAATAACTCTTCCGGGATACACTGTACCAGTACTTATAAATGTAGATAAGGATTTTGACATGTGTTTAACAGCATGCACTTTAGCTTTACAAAAAGAAAATTGTGGTACTAAACAAGAAAATATACCAGACGGTATTTATATTATAAGATATAGTGTATCACCAAACTCAAAGGTTTATGTAGAATATAACCACTTAAGAGTAACAAAACTACTTACACAGTATTATGAGGTTTTATGTGATTTAGATGTAAAACCTTGCCAACCAGATACTGATAAAGCAACTCTATTAGCAGAAATGCATTATATAAAAACTATGATTGATGCTGCAGTTTCAAATGTAGAATATTGTCAATCATCAGCACAAGGTATGCAAATTTATAATTATGCTAAAGAAAGATTAAATAAAATAACTTGTCCTACGGGTAACTGTGGTTCAAAAGAAAATTATTATGTAGTATAAATTAATTAAACCAACAAATTATGAGTAATTGTGTTAAATGTGGAAAAAGGTTTACATGTGGATGTCAAAAAACATATGATGAAAATGGAGCCGCAATTTGTAAAACCTGTGTTGCACCAAAACAAGAAGAAACTAGTAGGAGTTTAAATATGAATTTAGCTCAACAAAAAATAAATAGTTTGAAAAAATAAACAATGGGTAAACCTATAGAAATATCTAATGAGGAACAAGTAAAACATGTTGCTTTGATGAAACAAATCAAAGTTGAACAAAACTTTGCTAATCAAGCTTATGCAAATTTTAAGTCATTAAAGTTTGGTATAGCTTCTTGTTGCTATACAGATTTTCAAAATGCTTTATTACAAAAAGAACTTTGTGATTGGTTGAATAGTAAATCAGATCAAACAGTTGTGGCAACTGAAGAAGCCGGAATATTTGTAGAACCATTGGCAAGAATTAATACTTCAGCAAGTATATCTTGCCCAGCTACACCAACCAATGTTTGTACTGTCTTAGACTTAGAAGAGATATTAGCAAATGATGCAACATTTACAAAATGCTTTGAAAGTGCTGCACAAGTTTGGAATATAAATCATAATCTTGGAGAGTATCCATCTGTAACAGTAGTTGATTTAGATAATAATGTTGTAGTTGGTGAAGTAGATTATTTAAACACTAATCAAATACGTGTATCATTTAGCAGACCATTTGCCGGATGTGCATTTTTAAATTAATATATATATAAAACAAAAATAAAATGGCTTTACAATTTTTAACAGGAATAGATGTTGATGGTAATATTTCTTTATTAAACTCAGCAGAAATAAAAGCAGCTAGGATAGACAACCTTACTGGTGATCCTACTGGCACAAGTGGTAGGATTTATTTTAACACGGGTACAAGTAAATTGAGACTATATGATGGTTCTCAATGGGTTGATATTACTACTGGTGCAGATGATGATACAACTTATGATTTAGAAGGATATGGAGGTGCTAATGGTGCTTCAGGTATTCAATTAGTTGGTTCAGATGCTAGTACAGATCAAGTATTAATTACAGGTACAGGAAATACCACAGTTACAAGAAGTGGTAATACTCTCACAGTAAATAGTAGTGATTCATTTGTAGGTACAGTAACTTCTGTAAGTGGTGGTGATGGTATTGTTATTACAGGAACATCTACAGTTAATCCTACAGTAAATGTAGATTATGCAGGTGCGGATAACTTTATTTTAACAGCAGGTGGGGGAACTCCAGCATCTGGAAATTTTCTAGTTTTTTCTGATTCTAGTTCAAATGTTAATGCTGCTGCTACAACAAGTTTTACACTAAATATGTGGGGTGCTCCAACAGCTGATTTAAGCATTGGATCACAAAAACTTACAAACGTTGCAACAGGTACAGCTGGCACAGATGGTGTTAACTTAGCACAAGTTCAATCTTTAGTTGCTGGAGTTGGTGTATTCCAAGGAGGATATGATGCAACAAATGATCCTGGAACACCAAATATTAGTGGAGCTAGTAACGTTGCTTTAACTACAGGAGATTTTTATGTTGTAACTGCCGATGGAGATATTACATTTAGTGATACAACAGTTACTGTAGAAGTGGGCGATTTAATATTTGCAAATTCAAATATTTCTGCAAACTCTAACCCTGCATCTACAGATTATACAATTGTTATTCAAGATCAAAATATTGCAGGTACAGGTGCAACTGATGGTGCAACTGAAAAAGGTGTTGCTGGATTTAGTAGTGCTTCATTTGATGCAACTGCAAATGGCTTTATTACAATTAAAGCTGGTGGTATTAGCGATGCACAATTAGCAAGTACATTTAACAAAATTATTGGTACTGATTCAGATATTGATACTGATGGTATTGTTGTTATTGATCAAATAAATATGACTGATGGTGTAATTCAATCATTTAGTACAAGATCACTGCCAGATGCAACAACAACTACAAAAGGTGTAACTCAAATTGCAACTCAAGTTGAAGTTAATGCAGGAACTGAAACATTTAAATATGTTACACCAGCAACATTATCTGGTTATGTAAATAGCAATGGATACAGTGAAACTTTTCCAAGTACAACAACTAATACTCATTCAGTTTCAGCTGCAACACATGGATTAGGTACTGGACCATTTATTGTACAGATTTATAATGCAACAACGGGAGTTCAAGTTTATATAGACAATACAGCAAATCCATCTACAGGTGCTATTTCATTATCTTGGACAACATCTGTGGCTGCAAATACTTATAGAGTAAATATTCTCAAAGTAAATTAATTTTTGTAAATTTACGGGGAGATTTATTGTAGATAGATCTCCTCTTAAAATTTTATTTAAAATATGGCAATTCAATTTGAATCTTCAATAGACGTAGACGGAAGGGGTATAATAGGCTCTGGAAATACAATTGGTAGTATTAATGCAAGTATTATTGGTGCAAATAACAATGCAACTACTTTAAGTACAGTTGATAGTAATACAAATACTATTATAGGAGATTCAAATAGTGGTAGATATGGTAACACAGTAATTACTGATAGAACTTTAAGATTAGGTAGGACTGATAATACAGGAGCTAGTTCTCTTAATACAACTGGTGTATTAAACTTTAATGATAGTGTACAAGCAAATCAAGCTTTTTCTAATGTAGGTGGTTTTGTAGGTTATTTTCCCCCGCCAACAAGTACAAATGACTATTATTTTTTTAATGCATATAGTGAGAATGTTCTAGACTCAGTTTTTCAAGCTGGGGCAAGCCCAACAGCTTCTAGAATGAACATGTCAACGAGCCCAACTCTTAATTGTATTGGCTATAAATTTGATGCTAATACAACAAATGGGGGTGGTGTTTATTACACTGTAAGTAATAACAGCTCAACAGCTTCATCAAGAGGTATTGTAACTTTTGATTGTAGACATCAAAACCAAAACTACGAAGCGCCAGACGGACATAGCTTATTTGAAATAACTTCTGGTTATGGACGAACTAAATTTTTAATCAAGCAAGTAAACGGATCTTCTAACGTAGGGATTGGGACAACTAATCCTCAAGAAAAATTACATATTGCCGCGGATAATAACCCGAAAATTAAACTGCAGACAACAAGCCCGCCAGGAGGTTTTGCTGTTTACGGTACAATAGACGCCCAAAACGGGTTTTTAACTTGGGCCAATGTTACAACAGGTATTATAGGGACTAGATGGCAATACACAGGCCCTCCGCTTTCAGGGCGTGGGGATTCTTATATAAACTTGCATGATACTAACGGGGTTGATATTATAGTAAATGATTCTCAAGCGGTTAAAATTGAAGACGGGGGCAACGTTGGAATAGGTGATACTAACCCTGGACAAAAGCTTTCTGTTGCGCCCAGCACTGATGTTTCAGGTGAATTTGGGTATGCTCACGTTGGTAACGTAGGATATAACGGATATGCTGGTTTTAGTCACGTAGATAGAAATTCACAAGGAAACTATGCATTGTTGCAAGAAGCTAGCGGCACAACTTTTTTAAACGCTAGCAGTGGACAAAGTATAAGGTTTAGAATAAATAATTCCGATAAGATGCTTTTAGACTCATCTGGCAACGTTGGGATTGGGACAAGTCCTAGTCAAAAACTTCACGTGTCAGGTAACGCAAGAGTTACCGGTGCTTATTATGACAGCAGCAACTCACCAGGTACATCAGGTCAAGTATTAAGTTCTACAGCTACAGGAACTGATTGGGTTTCTGCTGGTGGAACCTCTGGTTTTGCACCTATGGTTAAGTTTAATAGATCAGGAATAAACAGTAGCACATATACTATGATAGCTACTGTAAATGGAAACAACCTTGCTTCTGTTTTAAAGATGACCATGACTGGAACGAGCAATAGTGTTGTATTTGCTTGTGCTTTTGATATAACTGTTAATCATAGCCAGGATATACATGTTAAATCTTCAAATGGTGACTATACGGAGGTTACGCTAAGAATAACTTCTGATGGCAATGAAGATTTTTCTATTGAAGCTAAACATAACGGAAGCACAACTACGCAGGCTGAAGTATGTATATTTCCTTTAGCTGACGAAATAATAACACCAACAACTACAGACCCAGGCTATACAGGCGCTGAATACGAGCATACGGCTACTGAAGGTTGGAGGTATGGAGGAGTAGATTCTACTGCAGAGTCTTCCAATGTTATAGTTGACGGAAAACTAGGTGTTGGGACCACTAATCCAACTAGTAGACTGCACTCGGTTACTACAAATAGTGGTCCAACGGATTATAGAAACCGTGCGGCAATATTAGGAATAAACGATAGCACAGATACAATATACGCTAACTCTGTTGGTGTAGCTGGAAAAGTAAGTACTTCAGGAGGTCTTGCTATATATGGAGATACTAGCGGAGCAGGTGGATGGGCTGGATATTTTGATGGTAAGGGTTATTTTTCAGGAAACGTTGGTATTGGAACTACTAGTCTTAGCGAAAAGCTAGTAGTAGCAGGAAACGCATCTATTACTAACAATCTTTATGTTGGTAGTGGAAATACTTTAAAATCTTGTACTTATTCAGCTCAAAACAGTTTAGTAGTTGGGTCAAGTAATACACTAGGTGGTATATCTAATGGTATTATTGGAATTGGTAATACTATAGAATGTACAAATGAACCATGGTTAAATTTAGGTGGTAATTTTATAGCTGGCTTGAACAATGAAATAAATAATTTATATTCCCATGCAAATGCTGCATTTGGACAAGACAATGCAATTGGTGCCTTTGATACTCCTTCTAATAGTGTTGCTGGTATCTTAGTTTGTGGTAATGTAAATTCAGTAAATGGAAATAACTCACTTGCTTTTGGTTACTCTTGTTTTGTAGATCAATATGCAGATAATTCTTTAACAGGTGGTTTTGATTCAAATAACTTTGGTTTTTATGGTAGTGTTGCAATAGGTGCTGGAGCTACAGCAAGTGCAGGTAACAACCAATATGCGTTTGGCACCGGTGTAACAACACCTACATTTTCTGGTAATGCATATGGACCTGACCAGTTTGTAGTTGGTAAATTTAATGAATATACAAACTCAAGTTTTTTACCACATAGATTTGCCGTTGGTAATGGATCAAGTGATGCATCAAGAGATACACCTTTTTGTGTTATAGGATCTGGAACATATACAAATGGCCAAGTAAGTATAAATGATGCTGATGGTTTTGCATATACAAGTATTCCATATTCTGTATTTCATGTTAATGGAAGAGCCACTAGTTCTTACAGCTCTACTTTTACTACTACTTCAGATGAAAGAGTTAAAAAGAATATAGTAGATTACAGTAAGGGTTTGGCAGAAATAATCCAAGTTCAGCCAAAATCATACGCCTTTAACGGAAAAGGAAATACCATAGAAGACGTAGAGTCTATAGGTGTGTTAGCGCAAGAGATTAAAGAGGTTTTTCCAGAAACGGTTGGGACAGTAAATAAAAAATTAAACCCTGAAGATGAGCAGGAAACTGAACTATATACAGTTGATATAAGCCCCGTTACATATGCTTTAATAAATGCCGTAAAAGAGTTAAATGCAAAAATAGAAACCTTAGAGGCTAGAATACAAACATTAGAAGGAAATTAATATGGAGTGGAATATAATAGACATAAAAGTTAAAACAGAAAATAACTATGTTGTTGAAGTTATGGCTACATGTAAACATACCGAAGGTCGTGGTAAATCAGTTGTTGTCCACACGTCAACTTTTGAAGGTGAACCTGATGAAAATTTTATACCTTTTGAACAATTAACTAAAGAACAAGTGCTAGATTGGGTTAAAGAAGATTTAGGAACAGATGAAGTAAATAGGATAGAAACAAAAGTAGTATATGAAGCTACAGAAAGAAATAATTATATTAATAATTCAACAGTTCAATCTAAAAAACTAAACACATAAAAAATGGCAAATACATACACTTGGAAAATTAATGCATTAGATGTACATCCAAATGAAAATAACTTAAGTAATGTAGTATATAATGTACATTGGGGAATGACAGCTACTTCAGACCAAACAGATTCTGAAGGTAATCCATATACAACAAATGTAATTGGAACACAAATTGTTAGACCTCCAACTCCGGATCAATTTGTTGATTTTGATAGTTTGACAGAAGATGATGTAATATCTTGGTTAGAAGCTAGTGATATGAATATTGAAGAAATTAAAGCCGGCCTTGATAATACCATTCAAAATTTGATTACTCCAACCAGTGTAACTAAAAATGTTCCTTGGTAAGATTTTGAAAATTAAAAAAAAGATTATATATTTGAATTATAAATTATAATTTAAAAAACCAAATACAATGGCAAAGTCTAAAACAAAAAAAGCTAAAAAGCTTACAGCTAAAGAATTAGAAGAAGTTAAATCACTTCAAAACCAAATTAATACTGTAGTGTTGAATATTGGTAATCAAGAATTGATTAAAAATCAATTAACAAATAGACATACAGAACTTCAAGCAGAGTGGAAAGATATGACTATTTCATTAGAAGAAAAATATGGATCTGTAAACATTAGTTTAGAAGATGGATCAATTACTGAAGTGGAAGAAAAAGAAGAAGAAACTACTTTAGCGTAATAGCAATTTACTCCCATAATACTTAATTAATATAAAAATTTTAAAACTGAGCATTTCTTGTTTGGTTTTAAAATTTTTTGTATATTATTATTGTATAGTTTATTACTGAACAGTAAGATATATTTAAATTAAGTATATATGATTCCAACAAGCTCAAGCGCCACAACTAACGGGTGTGATAATATATCATCTAATTGCGTAGTTTGGCAAGGTCCAGACATTTCGTGTATTGATTTATGTACAGGTGATACAATTAGTGATGTAACTGCAAAGCTAGCACAAGAAGTATGTGATATAATCACAGGTGGTGTAGTTGCTAATCCAGATCTTACAGGTTTGGATCTTACATGTTTAAATATACAAGGGGTAACACCTACGGAATTAGTGCCTGTTCTTCAGGCAATGGTGAATCAAATATGTATAAATGGTCAAGGTAGCGGAGGCACAAGCACTCCTTTACCAATAATGACATTACCTGCATGTTTACAGTATAATGATGCTCAAGGTAATCCAGTAACCCAACTACCATTAGATCAATTTGCTACGCTTATTGCAAATCAAGTTTGTACTAACTTATCAAGCATACAAACAATAAATGCAACTTTAACTAATTATGATACAAGGATTTCAACATTAGAACAATGTGTTTTACCTTGCAATCAAGTTGTGCCAGAAAAACAAGTAGTTCCAACTTGTATAATTAATGTTGGTCAATTAACAGATGTTTCTGTTCTATTACTTGCATTAGAGACAAGATTTTGTGCTTTAGAAACTGCTGTTGGATCTCCGGCTTTAATTAATAATGCAATTAGCCAAACTACTATTCAAGGTAGCACGGATATGCTTTCTACCAATGGTACATATTCTAGTGTGACTGGATGGCAAAGTAGTCCAAGCACTTTAGCGCAGAGTGTTCAAAATGCATGGTCTGTAATAGATGATTTATATGCTGCTGTTCTTGAAATACAAAATAACTGTTGCCCAACAGGTTGTGATTCTGTTACTTTTGCATATACAACATCTAATGTTTTAGATGCTGCAGGTTTTATGAGCGCTGTTAATTTTAATTTTACAGGATCAACTATTCCAGCTACATTTACTGAAGAAGTGGGTAAATCAATTATTACTATTACAGATGCAGATGGTGTAGCAGTTAATACGCAAGTTCAAGTAACAACATTGCAAAACCAACCAGCAGGTTTTACATTTACCTTACCTGCAACAATCAATCAATTTGGTAATTTAAATACTAGTGTTGAGTTTGGAGTTACAGATGGTTCATCTACATGTGATGCAACAAAATCTTCTGTAATATCAGGTATTATACCTTGTCCGCTATTAACACTATCAGCAATAGGAGGAGATACTGTGACAGTTAGCTTTACAAATAATTTTGGAACAACAGCTGTATTTACAATTGATGTAATAACAGTTAGTACTGGTCTTGTTACTGCAACATACGTGATTAATAATCCAGGTGTAAATGTTTCTCAAGTTGTTACAGGTCTTAGCCCTAATATAGATTATGAGGTAAGACTCACTATTGATATAAAAGGTCAGACTGAAGTATGTTCAAATATTCCATTTACTACAAGTTCTTTAGCTCAACCATGTACGGATGGTATGGATGTAGCATTTGTTCTTGATTACTCAGGTTCAATGGAAGATGAAATAGAAGATATAAAAACTAATTTTGCAACATTAGTAAATACCATAGATGCAGCTTCTGGATCAAATAATTATAGAATTGCAGTTACAACTGTAGATGAATATGATAATCCTTACACATCACCAGATTACGGATCTTGTGTTGATTACACGGCTTTACCATCTGGTCAAGTACTAGAAGTTAGTGGTATAAATCACACTGCTGTACTTACAACATGGGAAGTATTCTCAGATAATAATGGTACATCAGCAACTACACAAGTTCAAAAATTAAATGGTGGTGTTGATGGCACTTGTATTAATATGGGTGATGGAGGCGTATCTGGACCTGAACCAACTGATGTAGCAATAGAAGCAATTATAGGACCTACTGAGTTTGCAGGAACATTTAGATCTAATGTTGCTAAATATGTAATTGTTGTAACAGATGTATTACCGGGAGGTGCAGATGGTGCATTTACTTCAGTAGATTATGCAACTATTAATCAATTAACTCAAACTGCTAATGCAAATGGAATTAAGATATTTGTTTGCGGTGCAGGTACTAGTGGAACTTATAATAATGGAGGTACTATAGTATATCCATGGAGAGAATTAGCTATTAATACCGGAGGTAATTGGAATGTAAGTGAAGATGTAACAACAATTAGTAATGAAATAACTGCTGGTTGTTCAGCATAATAAAATAAAAGTTTAAAAAATGGCATGTAATTGTACAAAGTGTAGTAGTAAATGTAGTTGTGCTGATACAGCATTAACCAATCCTTGTTCATACACTGATTGTAGTGTGGGTAGTGAAAGGTGTGATGATATACAATGTGCTGCATGTGTAAGCTATTGTGGTACATCCTTTCAAATTGGTGACCCAAGCGCACAGATAGTAATAAAATCTGGTGATAGACTTGATTCAATCATTCAAAAATTTGCTATGTTATTTGCTAATGGATTAGGTTCTTGTACTTCAGAAGATTTGCAACACGATCCTTATAATGTATTTGCAGGAACTATAACAAGTTCATCAGCAAGTATTTTATGGAATGGTGTATATGGAAGTAGCACTGGTGTTAACATTTATTATGATACTCAAGTAGCACCAAGCGGATGGATACTAGCAAATGCTACACCAATTGTAACAACCATTAATAATTTTACTATAACAAATTTGTTATCTAGCACAGCTTATAAAGTTAAAGTAGTTGATGCTGGAAACTCTGCTGCATGTAAACCAATTGAAATACTATTTTCTACCTTGTCAGCATAATATAAAATACAACATGTGCAAGTGGTTTGTTGGTTTTCTACTGCAAACGTTGGGAAGAGGCTGGTTTGACCAGTCTCTTTTTTTTTGTATATTTATAAAAATTTATTTAAAAACTTATGGATAATATTAAACAAAAAGTATTAAACTCATTAAAATGGAAAAAAAATTCTTCCATTTCTGCTGAAAGATGTGGTTTAGATGAGAAAGAGTATGTTAAAATTAAAAAGGAAATTTTAAATGAAAGGAAAAAACAAAAAAGAAAAAGCAGATTTTTTTCAAAAGCTGCTGAACAGTCTAAGCTTGTAGAGTCAATTGATTTAGACAAAGGAGAAGGTAAAATATCTGGAACCTTTGATTATGAACCTAAAAGTGCAGAAGAAATAATTGAGTTATTAAAAATAGATACAGATAAGTGGAGATTATCACAATATTGGAATAAACAAATGGGTGACCATTGGAGAGTATCTGCTTTAATATCTCAAATTAAAAATCCGGAAGAAAGACTTTTTAAAGATTTACTAGAAAACTGGAAACCAAAAACATATAAGTTACCTAAAGTAAATTTAAAAAACATTAAAAATAGTGAACCCGTATGTGGTGTTATGTCTTTACAGGATATACATTTTGGCAAGGAGGGCAATGATACTATAGATAAAGAGTTTGAAGATACTATCAAATATCTAATACAAAAAGCTGCTCCGGTTAATTATATTGAAAAAATGTATTTTGTTGTAGGTGGTGATTTAATAAATATGGATACATTTGAAGGTACTACAACAAGTGGTACTGGTTTAGACAATTGTATGACAGCAACTGAAGCTTATATACAAGCATTTGATGCAATGCATTGGGCAATAAATTTTATAAAAGCATATTGTAAAGAATTAGTTATAGTTTATGTACCCGGTAATCATGATAGACTTTCTTCTTTTCACCTTGTGCATGCATTGTCAAAGTCAATCATAAGTGATGAAATCATTTGGGATATAAAATATGAAGAAAGAAAAGTGCATGTTTGGCATAACAACTTTAATGCATTTGAGCATGGTGATAAAAGGAGTAAAAATAACCCATTAATATATGCATCAGAATATCCAAAAGAGTGGGGTGCTACTACAAACAGAACTTTATTTAAAGGTCATATTCATACAGATAGAAAAGTTGAGTATATGACATCAAATGAAACTGCAGGATTTATTGAAAAGACATTACCAAGTTTAGGTAAAACAGATTACTACCATTATAGTAATAAGTATGTTGGTAACAGAAGATCAGGTAAATTAGAACTACAGCATCCAACTATGGGTAATATATGTGTATTAACCTATCAAGCTTTGTAAAGACCTTACTTTTAATTTCATAAAGTGAGGTTTTTTTTGTAAATTATAAATGTAGACTGTATGATTAATAATTTTAGAAAACCTAATTTAAATGCGGCTAGGTATAGAGCAAAAAGATTAGGTTTATTAAATAAAGAAACATTTGATGAGTTCAAAGAAAAAAAGCCTTTGTATTCAGAAATAGATAATAGTAAATTAAAATTAATAATTAAAACATATAATGAAAAATTATGGCAAGGTGTAATTGATAATAGAGGTGGTGTAGAGTTACCTGATTCTTTAGGATATTTATTTATAGGTACTTGTCCAAAAAGCAACACGGTAAATACAAACTATGCACTTTCAAATCAATATGGAAAAGTCTTGCAAAACAAAAATTGGGAAACAGACGGCAACATAGGAAAAATATTTTATACAAACTGGTCTGCTAAGTATAGATTTAAAAATAGAGAGCTTTGGAGATTTACGGCATGTAGAAAATTTAAAAGATCTGTTGCAAAAAGTTACCCTCAAAATTGGACAAAGTATGTAGTAATGAAGAATAAATATAGAGTTGCTCATTTATATGATGAGACACCGCAGAAAACCAAACAGACTCTTAAAGATTATAATGAATTTGAAATGTAAATAATATGTCAACAATAGCAGAAGCAGTATCAAGAATAAGGGGTCAGGTTAAAGCTGAAGTTCAAGATGCCTTTATTACCGATAGATACATATATAGTTTGATAGAAAAGTTTGCTCAGGTATTAATGAGGAGACAAGACTATGCAAATAAGTTGATGAAGTTTAATTCAGTTTGGAAAACTCTTCCCTATATTGAAATGATTAATGTAGATAAAGTTGAGGCAGGTTGTTCTGGTATCTCAAGTGGGTGTACAATTAAAAGAAGTAAAGTTAGATTACCTGAAATGATAGAAGGATATTGGGGGCCACTAATTAGAACAGTAAGTTCAATAGATGGATCACAAGAATTAAAAGCAACACAACCCGGTACTTATACATCAATGACTAAAACAACATCATTTAAATATAATAAAACTTTATATTTTTGGTGGTTAGACGGTTATATTTATTGCCCAAATATTGCATGGGATGCAATTAAACTTGAGGGTGTATTTAGTTCAGATATTACTAAGTGGAATTGTGATACACAAGATGATTGCACTCCTAGGTATGAACAACCTATTTATATTCCTGAAGCATTGTTTGCAGAGATAGAAATGCAAGTAGTTCAAACAATGGTTGGTACTATGCAAATACCATCTGAAGATTCTGATAATAAACGTAACATAAATAGACAATAATGGGAGTATCAAATAAATATAGAACGTTCAGTCAGTTAATGGAAGATGTGTCTATTGACTTTTCTAATTATGCATTAGAAGGGATGATAGAACCTCAGCAATTAATTAAAGTTGCAACAAGAGTAAATTATGATTTAGGTTTACGTATACACAGAACCAAAGAAGTTGTATTAGATATTGAACATGGTAAAGCTCAATTACCAATGGATTTTGCATATATAAACTATGCATTTAGATGTGGATCATATAAAATTAATAACACATTGCCTTCAGGAACACATGTTGAAACATTTAATGATGTGCCATATGTTCCTGCACCAAGTGATAGTGATTCATGTGATAATCAAACAGATTGTAAAGATGTATGTGTAATAAAAACATGTAATGATAAAAATGAGTATCAACTTATTCAAAGAATTGGTCCAGATCAATACAGACAGTTTAGTAGTTGGACACAGCTTAGAATTCAAAGTGTAAATACTCCTACATGTTTTTGCCCAGAGTTGGGAGCACAAGCTTTAGATATTGCTGAAGTTAAAGATGGCTTTTTAATTACAACATTTAAAACAGGTAAGGTTTATATAAGCTATCAAGGATCTATGGAAAATGCTGAAGGTGATTTATTAGTTTTAGATCACCCATATTGTAATGAATATTACGAATATGCAATAAAACAAAGAATACTGGAAAACATGGTTTTTAATGGTGAAAACGTTTCTAATCAATTAGGTTTAATTGAGCAAAGACTAAGAGCTGCAAGAAACAATGCTCTTGGTTTTATTAATACTCCAGATTTTAGAGAAATGCAAAAAATGTGGACTGTTAATAGAAGAGCACAATATCATAATTATTATAATATGTTTTTAAGTTATGCTCCCGTTAACCCAAGAATAGCTGGTCCAGCTGTAGTGGCTAGTGATGGTACAACTACAGTAAGAAACACTTATTAAAATATTTTAATTTGTTATGGCAAAGAAAAAGTCTACACAATCTAATACACCTAAAAGAAACACCAAGGCCCCAAGCTCTTCAAGTGTAAACACTAATTCATTTATTAAAGGAATGAATAAAGATGTTACACCATCTTTTGAAAAAAATGATTCCTGGTATCATGCTATTAATGTTGCTAATAATAGTTCTGATGGTGATGTAGGTGTCATAGGAAATGAACCTGCAAATTTGCAATGTGGTGTAATTCCATATACTGTTATAGGTGCTATACATAGATACGGTGATGAATGGGTTGTATACTCTACTGATGATATTAGTTCTGAGATAGGGAGATTTAATGATAGTGAGTGTAAGTATGAAGCTATTGTAAGTGATCCTTGTTTAAATTTTAATAGGAAACATTTAATTACCGGTGCAGCAAAAGAAAACTTTGATTGTACATGGCAAGTATATTGGGATGATGGAAATAATCCATCAAGATCAATGAATATAGATAATGTACCTTATGTTCAAGCTATTACTTCTGCTACAGGAGATCCTTGTATTACATTTCAAGATACTTCTTTTTTAGACTGTGAGAAGATAAGATTACATCCATTGGTTGATACTCCATGTGTTCTACTTACAAAAGCTACTGATGGTGGTACAATTAAAAATGGTGCATACCAAGTATATATAGCATATACAGAAAATAGTCAAGTTATAAGTGATTATATAGGTATTTCAAATATTCAAACAATATGGTCACATGAAGGTTCTAACGGATCTTTAGATATTGAGTTTGATGGATTAGATAAAGATTATTTTTATTTTGATTTAATTCTTTTGATAAGACAGCAAGGTCAAATTTATACAAAGAAGATTGGTAACTATAGTACTGAAACTAAACATGTTAATATTGATTACATAGATCAGTCTTTACCATCTGTATCATTTGAAGAATTATTTAGACAATCACCTAGTTATGAGAAGTCTGAGTCAATGTATGTTCTCAATGACTATTTAATAAGACAAGGGCCTACAGAACAATTTGATTTTAACTATCAACCGCTTGCAAACAATATTAATGTTAACTGGGTTCTTAATGAAGTTAGTGAACAATATTATATAAATGCTGGAAATAAAATTGGTTTTATGAGAGATGAGCAATATGCTTTTTTCATAAGATGGATTTATAATACGGGTGAAAGATCTTTTTCATATCATATTCCTGGTAGAGCACCACAAAATTATACATTGCCTAATGGGATTACAGTTAATGAAACAGATGATATTTTTGGTGTTAATACAATAGATCCAGCAGGTGATCCAGTATATAAAGTTTATAATACAGCTAGTGTAGATGCATTAGTTACTGAAATCCAACCTGATAGTTCTACAATTATTGCCAGAGGTAAAATGGGATATTGGGAATCAACTGAAAAATATCCTGATAAAAAACCTGAGATATGGGGTGATTTATGTGGTAAACCTATAAGACACCATAAAATGCCTAATGAGATGATTAACCCTGTATTAGGACTTACAGATGGGGTTGATACAGGAATAAGAATTTTAGGTGTTGAGTTTACTAATATTGAAAGACCTAAATATAATGATGGTACATATATATCTAATATTGTAGGTTATGAAATACTAAGAGGATCAAGATTGGGTAACAAATCTATTCTTGCTAAAGGTATGTTTAAGAACATGCGTAAGTATAACTTACCGAGTGAAGATAATCTTTTAGGTAATGCACAAGGGTTATATCCTAATTACCCTTATAATGATTTAAGACCTGATATATTTCATACTACTGTAAGAAAAACTTCCGGGTGTCCTAATGGTGGGCCATTTACAGGAAGTGAATTTGGTGATTATCCACCTCTTAGTGGATTTACAGATAATGTATTTACATTTCACTCTCCTGAGTTAATGTTTACTCAACCTTTTTTAAATGCATATGAAAGCATATTTTACGGGCAAATAAGTGGAGAGTCAAATGGTTATTTTAAACCTTCAGAAAATCATCCTCAGTTTAAACTGCTTAGAAACATATCTGCTATACTGGGTGCATTAGTTGGTATAGGTTATGCTATTAGAAATTTAAATGGTACACCACAAACTACATCTCTTCCTGTCCAAGCTATAAATAATGCATATCCTGAATTTGATGGTGAAGAAATAATTGGTAAAGAACAAAGAGGTAATAATGGATTTGTTAGTTTAACTGTACCGCCCGGTGTTGCTACTGTAAACTGGAGTCCAAGAAGTGGGGGACAAATTAGTGGTGGTGATTTTAATAATAATGCAAAAGGTGGTGGAGCTTATACGGATGCACATGAAGCAATTGAAAATTATGTAAATAGTCAAGGTGGAGGTTCTGGCTCTGGCCCTGGCGGTGGTTTTAATCTTGGTAATTTTTTAAATGAAGCATTAGATTTATTTCTCGGAGGAGCTAGTGATATTGCAGCAGCATCAGGTTTAGATAAATCTACTCAACAAAGGCTTCAAGAACGAGGTATAGAAAATATTAAAGCTACCTCAGAGACTGAAAATGGAGGTTTGATGGGTGGTGGTAATCAAGAAGGGGTGACTCTTGATACTTCTGAATCAAACTTAGGTCCTGAATTTAAAAAAGCAATGTCACTTATCTTGATGCAAAAAAATATTGCTGTTGGCGGTCAAGAAATTATTGATTTATTATATAACTTAGTTTCTTTTCAAGAGCATGTATTAAAATACAATTCACATGGGTTTTTTAATGATTTTACAGCTGCTTCATTAAATGATTTATTTAGAGTTAAAAACGAAGCATCAAATTATATTGGATCATCATTTCAAACTTTTGATAATAATAAATATAAAATAAATAATTTATTTAGACCATCAACAGTTGCTGTATCTACAGAGGATCCTATACCTACTAACTATGGTGTAGAAGATAAATCTAGATTTGCATTGGG